AGCACCTTTTCATGTCCCACGCGGAGGCTCGTATTCACAGTTACAGAATACCCAGCATCCTTGAGGTTTTTACAAAAGGCGACGTCCTCGGAACACATGTCACGAAGCAACTTCCCATCTTCAGTTTCTATCTCTATAAGTGGATAACTAAAGTATGGATACTTGAGATTTTCAATAACACCTTTGCGACACGCAAAGAAACCCATGCCGTTGTATGCAACTTTCATGTACTTTTCAGAAGTATCCAGATCCTTTACTTTAATGAACTCAAATGTTCCATGTTTCTTGAAGTACTCCACGTCCCACTCCTTGACAGCTGCGTAGTGTTGAAGATCTGCCATACGGTAAAGACCCGACACAACCGGGTGCTTATCGGTATCTTCAATGAGTTCTATGACTTGCTCTGGAATGAAGAATATATCAGAATCAATTGTAAGCCATACATCATACTCCAACTTCCCATCAAATGGTACTTGTGTAGCGCCACGCGTCACATCTAACCCAAGTGTTTTCATTCTTGAAAATGGGACATAACTCGAATAATTATTCATCATAATTATTTTGTACCCCTTTTCTGTGAGGGTAATAAGAGTTTGCGACCAATTTTTAAGAAATGATCCAGAGTATTCCCGCCCGGGTAAGGCAACAATTATGGTCTTCATTAAAATTTAATACTTTTAAAGCTTTAACCCATAGATGATATATGTTCGTATATACAGATGGAGCTTGCATAAATAATGGGAAACCAGACGCAAAAGCTGGTATGGGTATATACTTTGGAGATAATGATCCAAGGAATGTATCAAAACAGGTTACTGGAAAGCAATCTAATAATACCGCAGAATTGGGAGCTTTTATCGAATTATATTCAATAATCAAAGAAGAAATTGAATCTGGTGAAGATGTTACAGTGTTTTCTGATTCCGTTTATGCAATTCGTTGTGTGGGAGAATATGGTAAAAAGTGTGAAATGTCATTTTGGTCCAAAGATATTCCAAACAAAGAACTTGTAAAACAAGCTTACAGTCTTTACAAAGACAGACCAAATGTAAAGTTTTCGTATATCGCCGCTCACACTGGCAAAAAGGATGAACATTCAATTGGAAATGATCACGCGGATCATCTTGCGTATAGTTCAATTGGTGGCAAAGTTCCTAAAAAAGATAAAATTTATTTAAACGTCCCATATAGCGAGAAGGAAAATGCTAAACAATATGGCGCTATGTGGGATGCAAAAAAGAAAAAGTGGTTTGTTTTTGATATGGTACCGGAATTAGAATTATACATGTAAAACTTTGAGTACTTCATTAACAGCTGGATGTCTCACAATATCATCTTCATCCATTTCAATATGTTCAATGTATGTAAGATCCATACCACCCATCTTATATATGAGGTGATTGAGACCGTTGTCTTCACCCAAATCCGATTGTTCCAAGTCACCCGTAACAATCAGTTTTGTATTTTCACCAAGACGTGTTAAAAGCATCTTCATTTGATTTGGAGTACTGTTTTGCATTTCATCGGCAATGATGACAGTATTATTGAATGTTCTTCCGCGCATGTATCCGAGGGGTTCAATCGCGATACAACGCTCCATTTGGTTGTGTGAAAGGTACTTTTCAAATATATCAAAAGCTGGTTTTGTCCATGGTTCCATCTTCTTGTCTATATCTCCTGGAAGGTAGCCCATATCTTCATCGGCAGCGACAATTGGACGGGTCAAGATAACCTTACCCCTGAATGAGTTGTAGATGTGTTCAATTCCAACTTGACAAGCAAGCATAGTCTTTCCAGATCCCGCTGGACCAGTTCCAACTATAATTGGTTTTTGAGACCTAAGTGCCAACATGTACCTACATTGTCCAGCTGTTTTCGGAAACTCCATCATCTATAATTGGTCTGGAATTAAAATATCTTAAAAAGCTGCGATTAGATTTTTTTATGAAGATAATTCAGGATGAATAAGTTTGTCTTCATTCAAATGAAACCAACCAAAACTTTTTTAACTCTTACAGATCCACAAAAGAAATCGCGGTTCATTTGTTTTTCCAACAAGAATACTGCTGATGTCTTTGTAGATTATGTAACATCGTTTAGATCAAGACATGGTTACTGGCCAGCCATGGATATGTCACAGAAATTCAAAACTATAAAAAGTAAGACTGGTATCAAAAAAAGATCACCCGAAGAATTGAAGGAATATTTGTCATACGAAACATTTGATTTTGAACAAATTGATGAAATGGCAAAGCGTTCAAACGTTTCGTATCTTCATGTCACAAATTTTACTTACATACCAAATGGTGAAGACAATCAGGTTGTAAGTTTTTCTGGTCAGGAATGGGATGGACAAGCGGATGACCTCAAGTATAGAGATCTTTTAGAGTTTAACTTAAAAACGAAGTAACTTGTAATCTTAATAACAATGTGTGGAATTGTAACCCTCTTTGGTGAGAAACGGGATGTCCCCACGGGTCTTCTTTCTCACCGCGGTCCAGATGATTACCGCACAGAAACAATGGGCAAGTGTCGTATGGATTTCTATCGCCTTGCCATCAACGATCTAACTGACGCAGGTATGCAACCATTTGTGAGACCTCACCGAATGTTTGTCTGCAATGGTGAAATCTACAATCATCGTTCTCTACGAAACGGAGAAGAAAAGAGTAAAAGTGACTGTGAAGTTGTCATGAATCTCATCTATACCATTGGTATTGAAAACACTCTCAAGTCCATTAATGGTGACTTTGCTTTTACCTATACAGATGGAAAGCGTGTGATTGCCGCCCGCGACCCAGTTGGTGTGAGACCTATGTTCTACACTCGGTACGCCAAAGATTCAATTGCTTTCGCGAGTGAAGCCAAGGCTCTCATGTTCTTGGGACCTCGTATTGAAATCTTCCCACCCGGTCATTTCTATGATTCATATATTGATAGTTTTGTTGCCTATCACAGTGGATACTGGCACATCTTCAAGTTTTCTGGGAGTAAGAGACACGAAAACATTCGTCAAGTCTTGGAAGAAGCTGTTCATACCAGACTTGATAACACTGACCGTGAAATTGGTTTCCTTCTTTCGGGTGGTCTAGACAGTAGTCTCATTGCTGCCATTGCAGCGAGAAAACTTGGTACAATTAAGACATTTTCAATTGGTCTTGAAGGGAGTCCCGACTTGGAGGCTGCTCGCAAGGTTGCCGACTTCTTGGCGACAGATCATACGGAAGTGACATTCACAGTTGAAGAAGGACTTTGTTCAATTCGTAATGTGATCCAAACTTTGGAATCCTATGACACTACAACTGTGCGGGCTTCAACGCCAATGTGGCTTCTTTGTAAGTATATCAAGGAGCACACAAACTGTCGCTACATCTTTTCGGGTGAAGGGAGTGATGAAGTACTCGGTGGTTATCTCTACTTCCACAACGCACCAGGTGTTGAAGAGTTTGCTTGTGAAAACATGAGACGCCTCAAACTCATTCATCAGTTTGATGGTCTTCGCGCGGATCGTTGTGCGGGTGCGCACGGTTTGGACCTCATTGTTCCATTTTTGGACAAGAACTTCATTCAATGTTGTATGGAAATTGACCAAAAATTGAAGATGACAAAACTTGAAAAACAAGTTCTCCGAGAAGCGTTCGTAGGATACTTACCTGACGAGGTACTATGGCGACAAAAAGACGGGATGAGCGACGCGGTCGGTACAGGGTGGGTGGGCGCACTCCGACAACATGCGGAAGATTTTATGAGTGATCAGGTATTTAAAATTACACAAAATATGTGTAAGCATAACCCACCTTTGACAAAAGAAGAGGCTTATTATCGCGAACTATTTTGGATGTTCTATGATTCGAGGAATGATCATCTCATTTCGGAAATCTGGAGACCCAAATGGACAAATATAACAGATCCAAGTGCGCGGTTACTTATAGAAAAGAATCCAAAGTAATATAAAAATGTCTAACTTTGTGAAGAACTTTGATTGTAAAAATGAAGAGCATGTGATGTGGCTCAAAGAAATTGGCAAGGGTATGGCGAAAGTATCCACCGGTGAAAAGTTTGACATCGCAAAAGTTGCAAACAATAACCCACTTCCAGGTAAGCCCAAAATGAAAAATCCAATGGATATGGCTGAAGTTCATTTCATGTTGTCTATGAAATACGCAACCGCGGTACTAGACGGACAGGCTTTTATTCCTTCTAACAAAACCGAGGTACTCTTCGAGGGTGAAGTCTCTAGGGTCTGAGTTTTCATCCATTCGGACGAGAAGAATTGATCCATATACTTCTTCATTTTCAAATGGTGGTGGGAGTGTGTTACTATTTATTTTTTCCGCATATTGTGCCTTCATGATGACTACATCAAGATCAGGCCATTGTCCAATAAAAGTGGGTGATCCTGAGAGTAGAAGAAA